GCGACGGTCTGATATTTTTTAATCACATATTTATCGATCTTTTCAATGTCATCAAAATCGAGTTCGCCGTTCAAATACTTTTTCCATACATCAGATTGAGACTTATAACCTTTTGTTGTAGCAATCTTTTTCAGTTCGTTATAGAATTTATTAGCAGTTGTTTTATCTCCATCTGCAACAAAATCATTGTAAACTCCGGTTACTTTTTTCTTTGACAATGCGTCAATATCAAGTCCTGTTACAGATTCACCAGGCATTGCTTCTTCTAATGCAGAATATTTCTTTTGCAAATGCTTTTCAATTTTTTGTACATCAACATCTGGCAATTCACCTTTCAGATATTTATCCCATACATCTGAAGGCTTACCCATCTTCTGAAGTTCTTTATAGAATTGATTTGCAGTTTTTACATCTGTCTTTTTGATATCAGTATAAACGGCAGACATTTTCTTATTTTTAAACTGTGATTTATCTAAAACGTTTACAGGCTTATCAATATATAATGCATCTATTTTACTGACCCACTCATTACCATAAGTCTTTCCATACTTCTTTTTGAATTCTTCCCAGCCTCCGGCGTTTTTAATATCTGATTCAGTAAGATCTTGTTCTTTAAGAAATGATTGATACGTTTCTTTCTTTTTAGGATCAATGATTTTTCCAGTTGTATTAACAGAAACAGGCTCTATTTTAGGTTCAACTGATTTAATTGTATACTTATCAAACTTTCCTATAACAGCATCAATTTTTTTCATGTCATCTAAAGGAAGATCCTGTTTTATATACTTCTTCCATGCATTTGACATGAGAAGGCCGTGTTTATCTGAAATCTTTTTAACTGCATCAAAAAATTCTTGACTGCCGTATAACTTTGTATAATCAATTGGAAGTTTGCTATAATCTACTTTATTAGTTATAGCATTTTTCTTTGCAACAGACTTTATCGTATTCGATTCCTTAGTAATCATGTTGAAATACTTTGGATTTGGAATACAATCATCTACACGTAAAACGTATTTGATCTTTTTGGTTTTATCTAAATACTGTTTTATTTCTTTTTCGCCTGTCCAGATATGTTTTTCATTCTTTCCTCTTTGATTGTCAATTAATCGCAAAACGCCATTTGCATCGCGATCCAGGTTGATAACGTGTGCACCGCCGCCTTTCCAGGCAACAGATAATGTGTATCTTTCTCCATTATGACCGACTGTATCTTCAAGAAATTTATATTTTCCTGGGGTTTGCAATTTTGGTGAACACTCTAAATGCACAGGTTTTTCGCCCGTAAATTTATTTATCCATGCGTTCGCTTGATCTATACCGACTTCCTGTTGCAAAGCATATGTATGCGGATGAGCTTTATCTTTTCCTAGTGCTTCAACATTATAACCTTGTCTTCTTGCTTCATATGTCATCGCACAAGTCTGGCAGTTCTTTGAATAAATACCTGAATTGCCTTTATACTCTGGATTTACATGGTGCATATCTGCATCATCAAATGACATAGGATCAGATTTAGTATATTTAATTTGCTTCTCTAAATCTTCAACTCTTTTTGCTGCTTGTTCTTGATATTCTTTAAAGAATTTATCAAATTCAGGAGAACTTATTTTTCCAGTCCTCCATTCTGTATATTTATAAAATGAAAGTAAATTTGCTTTATTTAATTCATCTTTTAACGGCTGACTCAAACCCGCCATAGTTAAAGGAAGTTTTTCTTTAAATGCGTCAAAATCTATAACGGTTTCAGTTGCAGTTTCTTTTGCTGTTTTTTCAACTGCCGCGGTAGTAGTTTCTTTTGGTAAATACTTTTTAAGAATTTCTTCAAACTGTTTTAGATCAATTGCGTCAAGTTGACCAGTTAAATACTTATCCCATACTTCTGATGGTTTACCAAGCTTTCCAAGTTCTTTATAAAATTTATTTGCATCTGTAACATTTTGCTCTTTGATCAAATTATAAATGTTACTCATCTTTTTATCTGACCATGCTTTTGTAATCAAAACATCCGGCATTACCTGTTCTTCAAGCCAATCAGAAAATTTCATTTTTTTATGATGTTCTTTATATCGTTTAAGATAATCTTTTTTACTTTCACCGTAATGCCGCGGCAAAGGCTGTTCATTTATCCATTCATCCCATGTTAAATCTTTTTTCTTGAGTACTTCTTCTATTCTTTCTTCCAAATTATATTTTGATCCATCCACGTCAGCAATCAATGTGCATCTGCAATTATATACAAGAAACGCTTCTGCAGTAGGATCGCCTGGAAACATAATCTCATATCCATCTACTTTAAACGGTTTTCCTATTTTTTGTTTTTGTCCCATTAATTTACGGTGTTCATGCCGAGTTCTTCCATCTAAAGTAGAAATCCATGTTTGTTCTACTCCGATTCCCATTTCCTGGGCTCTTTTATATCCATCTATTCTGCCGGAATTTTGCGCACAGGTTGTAGCAGTTCTAGCTGTTCTAATCGATGCATTTTCACTCATACCGCATACTTTACGGAGTCTTTTTGCAATATCTTGATTTGATTCTCCTTGTAATATGCCTTGCGTTACTGCCTGTCTTATGTGCTTTGTATTCCATGCGAGATCTTTTGCTTCATTTACTTTATAATTTGGAAGAAGATCTGGTTTTTTTACAATCAATCGTTCTACTGTATCATGATCGTATAAAGCAAAAGACGTACTTACTCCTATTTCTCTTTCAATTTCGTATGTAGCGTAATTATGATTTAATGCGTAAACATCGCATTTTTTATCATTAATAATGGAAGTTGCAATTTCACGAGCATGCGTTAAATCGTCAGCAAGAGTTTTTTGTAAAGGAAGCCATCTTTTATCTGCCATTAACGCTTTTGCTTTCCATGCGCCATATTCTTTTTTGCTGATTTTACCAAGCTTTAATTCTTGAAGTTTTATTTTATGCTGTTCTCTAAAAAATTGATAAATTTGGCGCGCATCATTAAGATCATCTACTGTAAATAAAAAATCAAGAAGTTTTGCTGTCATATCGGCTTCTGCTTCACTATATGCCGCCGAAATTTCTCCTTCCATTGCTCCCAGTATTTCTTCTGTCGCAATGTTTCCAGCATCAAATGGATTATTTACCATAATTATTCCTCATCAATATTTATACCATTATCATTATTATCAATAGCATTATCATTGACTTCTGTTTCTATCATCGATAATTCTTCATTTGACATTTGTTTCAGTATCTCTGTAAGTTGATCGCCATCTCCTAAGATTGTGAGAATTTTTTCAGTAATATAATCTGAAGGAAGATATTCCGCGGCACTGACAACTACGGAAATATCTTCTTGCTGATTAAGTAGTTTTGATCTTGTAAAGCTATATTCACTTTCAATTCCGGCGAGTTCCATAATTGAATCAATAAAATCTCTTACGCAATATTCATAATCATCGACTTTATTATTGAGCGGTTCATATGCGGCTTTAATGACAGCAGTAACTACTGATCCACCTGATGCAAGCGCTTTTGTATCAAGCGCCATTGCATCTTCATAAAGATCTGCACGAAGTCTATCCAATAAGGCTTCACGCGATTGATACGGCGCTTCAATCGTATGAGATTCTGCCTTTACTTCATCATCTACAGTTGCCGCATGAAGTTTACGGATTCTTTCAACAAATTCACGAAGATCTACTTCATCCATTCCGCCAGCGTTTTGCAATGTCCAATAAATAATCGATGCTTCATCTACAGTATTTGCAAATCCGCCTTTTATTAAATCATAACAGTCGATTTGTTCTCTAATTCCAACAAGCGACGACTGATGAGAATCGTTTGCCCATAGCGGAACAATTGGAAATGACGGATAATTTCTACCATCTGTAATCTCAAATCCATCAGCATCATTATATGTTCCATTAATTACATATGCTGTTTTATTTTTTATGACTTCAGACGTATCAACCAGCGTTTTATCGTCCCATTTATATTCTGTGTAGCCATCTTCTTCATAAAGCGTTGCACGTAACGGTTTATCTTTATCTAACTGCCAGTATCTGATTCCTGCTCTAAGTGCTCCGGTTTCTTCATCAAATAACGGTACGAATTCTGTAAACTTAAAAACATCAATATGATCTAAATTCCAAAAACCGAATGATACCTTTTCTGTTAACGCGTATTTTCCTGCTTTTTGAAGCTGTTTATCAAAATCATATCTTGGTGTTCCTAATTTATTTTTAACGGTTTTAACGTCAAACGTTACACCATTGCCCAGCAGATATTGATTTTCCTGTGTAATAAATCTATAAAAGAAATTACTGGCCAATTTATAATTTGGTGAAAAATCATCGCGTACTGCTTTACCTGTTACTTCAAATAAAATTCTTTCATAATTTCTGATCGTTGTATTTTTCTGTTTATAATACTCATTTGCTTCTTTTGCGAATTTAAAATCATCTGAACTTTCATGTTTAAGAATTGCCTCATAAATAAATTTTGCGGTGTCTTTTCCAGATTCAATTACTTCTAATAAATCTTGGTACGTATGCATTAATCTACCTCCCGATTAAATTTTACAAGTTTCATTGTTCTTACAAAATATCTTGTTGCGTCCATATAATGATCATTTATTTTTATGGGACGATCTTCTAATTCTGTATCATCCCAAACATATCCGCCGGCTTCTTTTTTCCATTGCTGAAGCGAAGAATTATCCACTATTTTAATTAATCCTGTCTGTAATGCAACGGCTGTATCACGTATTCCATTAAGAACCTCATTCTTTGCTTTTCTTGTTTTACACCAGTCTTGTTTTTTGAGAAGGGCAATAAATGACGATGCAGATGGGTCAATAATAACTGCCAGTTTTTCAGGCGGCATAAGATCAAATTCTTTCGCATCTATCTTTTTATTTCTATATTCTGATATTACATCAGAAAATTTTTCACTTATCTCTTGCATATATTCAATATCTGTTTTTTGAATACCTTCACTTCTTCCAGAATAATAATATCCATTTACTGCATACCACGTCTTATCATTCTCGTATTTATTCCATTGAATCATCGCAAATGCATTCATGGTTCCATAGTCAACAGAAAATATAGTTTTTTCAATTTCACCTTCTGGCACAGATTTGATCATTGCTTCTTGGTACATAGGAAAAATGAGGCCTTCAGCCATTACCCACAAGCCTCTAATAAACCTATCGTAAAAAACACCAGTAAAAAGCGATTTATATCTTCTGATCATATCACTTGAAAGACTAGGATTATCTTCCATTTCAAAATGTATTCTGATCATATCTTTATCTGAAAGATTATCTATCCACCCTTCTTTAAACCAATGACTTGGTCTGTCCGGGTTACAATTAAACCAGAATTTTGATCCTTCAACAGAACATCTTCCTACTGCCTGATTAACAAATGACTCCGGCATTAATGCAACTTCATCAAAAAATACTCCTGCCAGTGTAATCCCTTGTATTAAATCCTGAGAACTTTCATCTTTACCGCCGAATAAATAAAAATCGTTTTCTACTCCCTCATAATAAATTGTAATATAATTTTCTACGCGATGTTCTTTATATCTGTAACCACGGCTCACAATGATTCTCTTTAACTGTTTTATTACATTTCTACGCAAAGCATTAATCGTCTTTCC